CGTTTTGGGTGTTAAGTGAAGAACTGCCTGCTGATGTAGCAGAGGGGTACAGTAAGCGCATCGCGTATAAGTACAAGCAAAATGGTGCTGACGCATCGGGCTGGGATCTAACTCAGTTACTACGTGTGCCCTTTACCAACAACTTCAAGTATGGTTCTGCGCCGGAAGTCAAACTACTCCGCGCAAACGATGATACTCTCGATCCTTCTCTCTTTGAGTCACTAGAGCTAGAAGAACTCACTAAGGATCTAGGTGAGGCAACGCAAGAAATGCCTGATATGTTCTCGCTGCCTAGTGCGGAGAACGTGATATATGAGTACCGTCACAAGTTAAAGGATAGCTTCTTTGCTGAGTTATGGGCAGTAGAGCCGGCTCCTGAAGAAGATTGGTCTAAGATCCTGTGGCGGTTGATAAACATACTGGTCGAGACTGGTATGACACAGGAAGAAGTATTCGTTATTGCTGCTGGCTCTAAGTGTAACAAGTACGATAGAGACAAGCGCCCTTTGCGCTACTTGTGGCATGAGGTACTCAAAGCGTGGAATGCACATCAAGCGTTCTCTATTATAGCTGGCGACCTCGATAACACCCTAATCTTTCCAACCCTAGTAACAGAGGATGAGTATGAAAAGCTCCCACAAACGTTCCTCGATGATTATGTCGAATGGGGATCAGAAGCTACAGATGCCACACCCGAGTACCACGAGTTATCCGGTGCTATACTACTCTCAGCAGTTTTGGCCGACGGCATCCATCTTAAAACCTCTTTCGGAAAGATCGTACCCAACCTGTGGGGTCTTATACTTGGAGAGTCAACTCTCACCCGTAAAACTACCGCTATGCGAATGGCAATGGATTTCCTTGCCGAACTAGATCCTGAGTGCCTACTAGCTACGTCAGGATCGGTAGAGGGTGTACTCAGTGGATTAGCCGATAGACCTAAGAAAACATCTATGTACTTCCGCGACGAGGTAGCTGGTTTCTTCAGCGAGATTCAGAAGAAGGATTACCTCAGTGGTATGGCAGAGGCATTAGCACATCTATACGATTGCCCCGCCGTTGACCATCGCCGTCTTAGAAAGGAAACGATCACAATTGTCAGTCCGGTATTCATCTTCTTCGGCGGTGGAATACGTGATAGGGTGTATGAAACCGTACACGAGGACTTGTTCTACTCTGGATTTCTACCCCGATTCCTCATCGTTAGTGGTGAAGCTGACATGGATAGAGTTAGGCCGATGGGACCGCCGCCCACTGATACGAAGCACGCTATTCGGCGAGAGGATCTACGCATCAGACTAGCCGATTTGAAAGAACTCTACACCAATAGCGTAATGGTGAAGATTGGCACTCAGTCTACTGATATCCAGCGTGACGTAGAAGCCAAGTTAACGCCAGAAGCGTGGCAGCGGATTGCCTCCATAGAGACTACCCTTACACTCATAGCCAATCAGTCAGCTAACCCTCTTATTACGTTACCCACATTTGTGCGGCTCAGTACCTCGCTACTCAAGCTGGCTATGCTTATTGCGGCCTCACGACAACAGCCTGTGGACTACGAGATAACTGTAACAGAACAGGATATCATCCACTCAGCTATGTACATTCAGCGGTGGGGTGTCCACACAGCGCATATGCTTGGCAACACAGGCAAGTCGTTCACAGAGCGTACACTAGATAAGGTACTCAAGTGCGTTCGTGAAAACCCAGGCATTACGAAATCAGATGTAATGAGGCGGCACCACTTCACAAGTCAAGATGCTAACATGATGTTCAGTACTCTAGTAGACCGTGGTTTAATTCAAATCACTAAATCAGGTAGGGGGCATATCGTATCTCCAATCTAGACAACGATAATAACGATAACGAAGGCAGCGAGATAATGGATAGTATGGAAGGGCGTCTTGCATTTATGGGTTTGGGCGAAACAGGCTATCTAATTCTCGTAGGAGCGTACTCTGCTGGTGCTACTCCGTCAGAAGCGTTCGATGTGATAACAGCATTCTACGTTGCGGGCTTGATAGTTAACCGCTCTAATGATTCAGGAGAAGAAGATGAGGAAACACCCGAAAGCTGAGTGCGAGAATTGCCCTCTTCAATCGGAGAGGGTAGCTCGCACTACTGGCCCTAGCGATGCCAAAGTTGCAGTAGTATCACGCAGCCCTGGCGTACACGATGTACGGACAGGCAAGCCTTTCAGCGGCCCTTCCGGTGAAGTGCTTAACTATTTGTTAGAGAGTAATGGCGTTAAACGTGATGAAGTATTAGTAACTAATATAGTCCTCTGTTATAGTGAAGATCCTCCCAGGAGTGCAATTGAAGCCTGCCGGCAAAGATTACATAACGAATTGGGGACGGCGCAGACCGTTATTGCCGCCGGAGCAGAAGCAGTTAATGAACTCATCGGAAAAAAATCAATTAAATCCGCAAGAGGGATCGAACACTTCAAAGACGGAAAGCGGATTATTGCGACGAACAATCCGGCGGCTGTTCTATATGATTCAGACTCGTTCCTAAACTTAACGGAAGATTTTAAGCTAGCTCTGAACCCGCCACCACCTGTAGTGTACCCTAACGTAACAATCGTGAGCAGCGCAACTGAGGCTGTTAAAACATTTAGCTGGCTTGAGACAAAGAATAGCCCTATCGCTGTAGACGTAGAGGGTCACACTCCTCATCTAGAGTGCATTGGCTTCTCCGTAAATCCTGATCGTGCATTTGTACTACCCCGCCGTATCATACTGGAGGTATGGGATGAGCTTACAGAGTTTTTACAGCAACCCAAAAGATGGCTCTGGCACAATGGTATTTACGATGTTAAACTACTCCGTCGCAACGGGATACAAACTACGATTGTTGATGATACCTTCCCGTTGTCGTGGTGCCTCGATGAGCGCGAAAGTGGCGTTCACGGGCTATCCTATCTATCCAGAACTCAACTAGGTTGGTTGAATTATGAGCCTGAATCAGTCGAAAGTTATAAAACGACTGGAACTCTCCCCGACGACATTGACGATCTTCACAAGTACAACGGCTATGATTGTGCAGCTACCTTGCAGTTGTACCATCTCCTTCGAGAACGGGCAATTCGAGATAACGTCTGGGAACTCTACAGAAATCAAAAGATTCCGCTAATGAATGCCCTCGTAGACATTGAGCTACGAGGCTTTCACTACGATGCAATCGCCGCTGCTGACCTTAACGAAGCTATCGTTATCCCACGGCTGCGTGAGCTTAAAGCAGAAATCAGGGAGATTGTAGGGCTAGAGCTGTTCAACCCCGCATCGCCACAACAGGTAGCAGCGTGGCTATATGATACCTGTGGACTGATTCACCAACTCAAATCTACACGCAAGAAGTCTTATGCGCGCGCCACAGGCAAAGAGGTACGCAAAGAGATAACCGAGGGCCGCTTTCATTGCAAATCTAGATACGAGGACAAGCTGGTTGCGTATGCTGAGAAGGCGGAACTGTTCTCGCAGATCAATACACAACGTGGCACGTACTTGGAAGGACTGATTAAACTTGTCGAACCCGACGGAAAACTCTACTGCACATTCAATCCATGTGGACCTGCTACCGGACGACTCTCAAGCCGTGTGCCAAACTTTCAGAACATTACTAGAGAAGCAAAAGATATCGTACCAGGAATCAGAAAGCTCTTCAAGCCCTCCCCAGGATGCACCCTCGTTCAAGCTGATTTCTCTCAAGCAGAGCTTAGATGTACAGGAGTTCTTAGCGGAGATACTAACCTTACAGCAATCTATGCTGACTCTAATCGAAGCCTGCATAGAGAAACAGCGGCAGCTTTCTACGGTGCAGATTACACCAAAGAGCAATACGTAAAGAGTAAGAATATCAACTTCGGTGTGGTATACGATCAGAGCGCATTCATGTTCGCGCAGATGTATCAGATGCCGCAGAAGGAAGCACAAGCTTACATAGATAACTGGTTCAAGCAGTTCCCGCAGGTACTAGTCTGGAAAGACCGAATAAAACAGCAGGTAGTAGCTGGCGATGATATGATTGCACCCTTTGGTGGCAAGCGCCGCTTCCACCTTATCACAGAGGAAAACCTTGAAGAAGTCAAACGTCAGGCCATTAACTTCCTCCCTCAGAATACAGCAAGCGAGCTTACCGTTTATAGCCTTTGTGAGCTTAATGCTATGGGCGTTCCTATTATCAGTACTGTACATGATAGTATTATAGCTGATGTACCTACTGAGCAAGCTCTAGAAGTAGCTCACTTAATGAAAGCTACAATGGAGAGTGCAGCTATGGAGTGCTTAGGGTGGGATCTGCCCTTCACTGTAGATATATCAATGAGCGACGTTAGTTGGGGAGAGGTCGAAGAAGTTGAACTTACACCAATTACAGCCTAACATATACCCTGTTCGTCTACTATCTGAGTGTGACTCAGGGCTGTGCCTATTCGGTGCAGGCTTCTACGGTGCTAACGATGCTATCCATATGTTCCGCACTAGTCTGCCTTACGTTCAGGTGGTAGATAACGATCCAACTAAGATAGCGGTGATGGAAAGTATGTACCCGGCTAAATGGATATTCACGATCGCAGATATAACTACCTGGGTGCCTAACGTAGCCAACGCTAGCGTACTCAGTTGGGATATCGTGAGCGTAGACGCGCAACAAAGTATGTTTCCGTGGGTACTGAGCAACTTCGACACAATCGCAAAGCTAGCTAACAAGTACATCGTGCTTACTATGTCTGCCGATCTAGGTGAGGAAGTAGCCTACTACACAGACAACCTTAAGTGGAAGCAAATCGCTAAGATGACTCGTAGCATGAGTGGTCTTATCGAGTTACTGGTCTACGAGCGTGTCAATTGACAACCCCGATCCGGCAGGCTCAAACCCCCACAGGAGGGGGCACCGCGCCAGCGGCCACCATCGGGCAGGAGCGGGGCAGCGAGCGGTCAGGGGTACTCCCACCTTGCCCGGATGCGGAGAACGGCTTACAATATGGGCCTGATGGTTTTTCGGATAAAGAGCGGTAAAAAATGAGCATTATTACCTATACTGGACTACACATTTGGTTATCGAAGAAGTACCCAAAGAAAAACATCTGTGAATATTGTGGCATGAGAGCAGATACTCATTATTCATTAATTCATGGAAAACAGTATGCTGCATTCAGGAGAAATTTTTGGGAATTGTGTGGCTCATGTCATAGATTATACGATTCACACTCTTCTGATATAGACTGTAAGTGCGCTGATTGGCAAAGACTGATGCCATATTCTCATAAATGGGACCAAGTGTGGTTTACAAGACATTTGATGAGGAGAGTTTTCCTAGACGAAGAAGGATATCGACGTGTGTGATATTGAGGGTATATGAAAATCATTAGTCTTGACCCAGGAGTAACAACTGGATATGCTGTAGGGCATATCGAGGACGGCGTTATGTATGTACGCGCCGGACAAGAAGTGTGGTCACACAATGAGCTATGGCAAGAGCTACATC